AGTAAACATTGTTTACCTGAATAACACCAAGCCCTGCGTAATTTTATATTATGGCAGGGTTTTTAACGTCTTTAGGTTTTGGGAAACGGGTCGAAATACCGTTCGCGGCAGAAGTACGCTCAATCACTAACCGTGGGAGCCTTTCTTTTGACAATTGGAGCAATTACGGCTCAGGTACATTTTCAGGCGAGAACGTCAACCCTCAAAACGCCCTAACCAATTCGGTTGTTTACGCTTCCTTTAATATCATTGCCGATAGCATTGCATTGCTGCCGCGAAGTATTAAGCAACGCACCGCAAAGGGTAACACCTTTGCCGCTAATCATCCGGTCAACTTACTGTATCAGACGGAGCCTAACCCGTTTATGACGTGGTACACCCTTATGCACGCTTGGATTGTCAATTCTTTGCGTTGGGGTAATGGGTTCATACAGATACACCGTAACGGCGTAGGTCGCCCAAATCGGTTTCAATTACTTGAAAATCACGAATGTCAAATATATTACGTCAAAAACTTAGGGGTTGAAACTCTTTGGTATTACGTACACGGCAAGATGATTCCCCCGCGTGACATCTTGCATATTTCCTGCTTAGGGAGTAACGGCGTAGAAGGTGATTCTATCATCACGCTGATGGCAGAAAGTATCGGGTTGAATGTTGCCGCAATCAAAACAATGGCAAAGTTCTACAAATCAGGATTGAAGACCAAAGCGGTTTTTACTTCGCCTGAAATGCTAGATGACGAGTCTTTCGGCCATCTAAAAAATCAAATACAAGATAACTTAAACGACGACTTCTTTTTGCTCGAGGGGGGGACGGCTGCAACATCTTTGCAAATGTCGCCGCAGGATGCTGAGATATTATCAACACGAAAATTCCAAATAGAAGACTTTGCAAGGGTTCTGAGAGTGCCGTTGGCAAAACTTGGAATATCTGGCAATACAAGCGTTGGTAATAGCCTGAGTGAACAAAATATAGATTTCGAAACAGACTGTATTTTGCCGTGGGCTGAACGCATCGAGCAGGAATTGAACCGCAAACTACTTTTACCCTCCGAAAAACTAACCTACTACCACAACCTTGACGAAAATCATATACGGCGTATGGATGTGACGAAGCGAGTAGACTACTATCACAAAAGATGGCTAATTGGCTCAATCACATCTAATCAAGTAAGGGTATTGGAGAATGAGTTGACGATGGATAACGAATTAATGGACACGCCATTCGCACAGTCAGGAACTGTGCCAATGTCGCCGAAATATTGGGATAACAAAAACCTTGACAACACACTAAAAAACAATGAAAACAGCGGAGAACAGAGCAGCGACGGGAGCGGTAGCGATTGAAACCAATAAGCTATTTGGGCAATGGATGCTTTACAATGAACCGTCTGAAATGATGGTAACTGAGCGGGACGGGAAAGCCGTTGCGTTTCGTGAAATAATTACGCCCGAAGCGATGAAAAACGCTCTAATATCTGACGTAAAGTGTTGTGCTGACCACCGCGAAATTGAAAAGTATCTAGGTCGTACGCCAACTAGCTTGCGGATTACCGAAAATGACCGAGGGTGGGCGTATGAGTGCGACTTAATGGAGGGGATTCAGATAGCTGACGAGGTTCGGCAATACGTTCAGCGTGGCGATTACGGCGGCAATAGCTTCCGGTTTTACGTCAAGTCTGATGCGTGGGAAAGACAGCAAAACGGTCAATATCTACGGATGGTGAACGAGATTCACTCCGTCGAGCATATTGGCCCCGTCAAGAATCCTGCCTACATAAACACAGACGTTTCGGCGGCAATGCGAAGCCTAACTGACAGCGGTTTACTTCAATCTATTATCGAAGCGGGTGAGGTTGAACTTAGGGATTTACACAATTATCAAAATACAATTCTAAACTTAAAAGAAAAACAAATACGATGGATTTAATCGAAATGCAAAACCGTCTTGGCTCGATTGTCAAGGAGCAGCGGGATTTGAACGACAAGAACAAAGAGAAAGCGTTTTCTTCGGAAGACCGGTCGTCTTACGACAAAATGGATGCGGAATACGACCGTTTAGCGGATTCGGTAACGCGTTTCAAGAAGCAAGAAGAGCGTGAAGCAAGTATTGCTTTGAGTGAATACGGCAAAAAAGCCGAAATTGCTGAGAAGAAAGAGTTTTCGGCGAACGCTCAGGTTCGGGCTTTAGTTTTCGCCGCTTCGGGAGTTCCCTCTCATATGCTCCCTGCCGAAATTCGTGAGGCTCAGGCTTCTTTAACGCCCGCCGATGGTGGAATCTTGGTTCCTACAATCTTGGCAAACGAAATCGACAAAGCCCTGCTTTCGTACGGTGGAATTCGCAGCGTTGCAAGAATTTTGCAGACAAGCACAGCGAGCCCTTTTGATATGCCTACCATAAACGATACGGCAAGTTCTAGCACCACTATCGCAAGCGGGAAAGTTGCGGGTGCTGCGAAAGTAGCTGAAAACGTAGCGGCTCCGGGTGCTTCCAAAATTGTTATTGGCAAAAAGACGTTTGGTGGTTACTTATACTCGACGGGTGTATTAGATATTCCTCGACAGTTAGTTCGTGATTCTAACTTTGACATTATCCCTTTATTGGTTGAAATGTTAGTTGAAAGATTAATGCGTGCAACTGCGACGAAGTACGGAAGCGGCTCAGGAAGTGGTGAGCCAGAAGGTGCAATCACGGGAGCGAGTGCGGGAACTACGGCAGCGGCTACCGCTTTGTCGTTAGACAATATTCTTGACCTCATTCACTCGGTAGACCCGGCGTACAGAAGTTCACCTTCTTTCAATTTGGCTTTCAACGATGCCACTCTAAAGGCGGCACGCAAAATCAAAGACGGTGACGGTAATTACATTTGGCAGATGGGTGACATTCGCACAGGAGCCCCCGGTACTCTATTTAATGTGCAGTACATAGTTGACCAGTGTATGCCGAATATTGAAGCGAATGGAGTTTCGATGCTTGCGGGTGACTTCTCAAAATATATGATTCGTGAGGTTGGACCGGGCTTATTACGTAGTTCCGTAGAACACAATTTCGCAGAAGACCAGACCTCTATTGTGTATCAAAAGACGTTTGACGCAAAGGTGATTAATTCTGCTGCAATCAAGAAGCTAACACACGCAAGTTCTTAATATCAACGGGGCTTATGCGAACGTATAAGCCCCATTTTTTTAAAATTTATGGCAAAGAAAGTAAAAGTAAAAATATTAAATTCTTTCTCAACCGCAAACGGGACTTACGCCATTGACGAGGTTGTAGAAGAAGATTCTACCCTAACAAACGACTGGGTAAAGCACGGATTAGCCGCTGAAGAAGCTACGACAACAGTCAAGAAAATTAAATAACTTATGTTTCAAGCCTTACCAGATTTCGTTGAAACTACCGACACATTAACCGTTCCTATGACGGAGGTTTTTAACGTTTGCCGCATTTATTGTGCGGCTGATGACATTGAAAGCCACCACGATTTCACGACGATTAACGTGTTATTGTCGGCGGCAATATCGGCGGCAGAAACAAAGCTAAATTATGATTTGCGGGTTCGGACTTGGAAGTACACGGGATTCGCTTTTGAAACGCTTCCACTTCGAAAATATCCGTTCAAAGAATTGGTTTCGGTTAAGTATTACGATACAGAAAATATTGAGCAGGATTTGAGCTCTACTATATATCATATCGAAAAGTTTTCGAATGATACCGCCTATTTAAAATTTAAGTCGGGGTTGCCGGAAGTGTATGACCGTCACGATGCCGTTTCCGTCACTTTCAAGTCAGGCACGGATGTTTTGAAGGCTGATATTAAGTTGGCCATTCTCTTAATTGTGAGCCAGTTTTATGATGATCGCAGCAATGGAAAGCAGACCATGCCAACAGCAGCCGACGCTTTATTGAGACCACACCGAAAATTTAATTTTTAATTATGAAAGTACAATTTATTAAGACAACAGATCAATGGTTTGCGGGCGAGGTTGTGGACTTATCGGAAGATGAAGCCGCCAAAAACATCAAAGCAAAAGAGGCAAAGGTTTTTGAAGAAACCCCCGCTGCTAAACCTAAAGACTGAGCATGAGAATCAACGCCGGACAACTAGATAGAAAGATTGAGGTATGGCAAGAGGTAGAAGGTGCAAAAAATCAGTTTCAAGAAACGGAGAAAACGCCTACTGTTCTGCTTGCGACCTTTGCAAAAAGGATGGAGCCGACAAACTCGGGCGACAGGGAAACCATGACGGACAATATGCAAATATTGACCTCGAACCAAGTTCAGTTTTTAATCAGGTGGACACCGGAAAAGATAACCCCGAAAATGTGGGTAATGTGTGACGGCGTGAAGTTTGGCATTAATCAGCACCCGACAGAAGTTGGCAGAAATCAATACTTAATCATAACCACGGAGCGAAAAGACAATGTTTGATTTCGGATTGGAAGAGAAAGACCTTGAAGTATTGAAGCAGCGATTAAACAGCATGCCAATATACATCAATAAACAGGTGCATTTATCGGCGTTACGTGCTGCGGCCCTACCAATTTATAGTGAATTAGATCACACCACGCCCTACCAATTTGGGCATTTGGTTAGTGATTTGAGAATCAGAAACTCAAAATTTCAGGAGCATAACGAGCATACGGTAATTGTGGGTTATAAGGGTGGCACGGGTCATGTAGGTTATGTCGGCAGGTTTCTAGAATACGGAACGGTACATATCGCCGCTCGTGGGTTTATGCGAAAGGCCGAAGAAAACAACCGGATTGCGGTGCAAACCATTTATGTGAACAAAATTCAGCATGAGGTAGATAAATTATTGAAATGACACCCGAAGCAATCACAGCGGCGGCTTTAATCGCCAACAGTACACTAACGGGCATCATGGGCGAAGATGTCTTTATTGAGCGGGTCCCGCAAGGGTTTACGACGTACCCGTGCATTTTGATTAACGTGATTTCGGAAACGCCCGACAAGGGGCAAACGGGCGACTGCGTTGATACGGTAAAACTGATGGTATCAGTAATTGCGGAGAAATATTCAACCGTCAGCGAGGTGGGTATCTTAATGCGTTCCACGCTTGACGGAATAAAAGGCACTTTTGGTACTACCGTTTTGATAGGTTGCATCTATGAAAGTGGAAGCGTTGAGCCTGATTTTGACGATGGTAAATTTTTTACAAAGAGTATAGACTTTAAATTTTTAATTCAAAAATAACATGGCAATAAAAAACAGAACATTGGGTGAAAACGCCTTTGTTTACCTCGGAACAATATTGATCGGTTGTGCTAAGACAATCGAGATCACTACCGCCGTTACAGAAAATGACGTATCGTGTCAGGGAACTGGCGACGTAATGCAATCATTACCGGGGCGTTTGAAACACACTTGGTCAATTACTGGACTTGACCGGATGGCAACTGGAGCGGATGCCGCAACGAATAAAACGGTAGATGATTTCTTCCGTGGCGTGGTTGCAAAAACAG